AGCTAAACAAGAAAGCTTGCGCTTGCTTTGTCAGCATCTTACGATCGTTACGCAACTCGTCGAGTTTGCTATTGCTAACCGCAGGTTTATGCGGCGCTTTCTGCAAACGCTGATATTGCATTTCCATCGTGAGATATTGCGTAAGCGTGGAATCGATATCGGCTAGCCAATAGGCAACATTGACATTCTTGCCCATTGCGTCATCGCACTTAGCGATAAACTCATTGATAAGATCGTGTGCAATGTTGCATGCTTTCTTATCTTTCTTGGCGGCGATATCGTAAGGATGATTCTCGACTTTCGCCGATTCATCATTCTTCGATTCCTGGATTTGCTTATCGATTTCCCAGACTTTCTGGACGAGCTTTACGAAATCGTCCTGCGCAGTCGGGAAATCAAATGTCAATCCGTACTTATCCATTTCCGGGGGAAATAGGGACATTGTGATGTTTGCCTTTCTAGTGAGTTTACGAGAAAGGGAAAGCGGGAAATATCCGGCGGCTCGATTGTCAAGGGGCTGGCACACGATTCCGAGATTCGGCGAACCCCGGCAGGCACTGAATGCGTATCGCTATTGCGATACGCAGTCGAGCCTAGTGGACGAAAGGCCGGAAATGCAAGCAATCGTGTTACAACTAGATTACGAAATAAATGAGAGCCATTCTTATTCCGCCGCCAGTAATGATTCTCATTCTCACATTTGCAGGTCTGCAATTATTGCGGAGGGTCAAATATCGAAATCGAGAATCGGAATGATTCTCATTCTCATTTTCTCATTTGCATTCATACAACGTTTGCAGAGATGCAATAGTTGTCGAGCGCAAATAATTTTTTGTTTGATTAGGTTTATAGGCGACTGCGGAGCTTGCGGAGCTGTGTCTTCACTACCTATCTAGATAAAGAACGTTACTAGACTAAACTCGCTTCCTAGCCTCTTGCTCTAAAACTGCTCGCCTCGCAGAAACCTCCCGAACAATTTCCTCCGCCCCCTGTAGTAAATTACTATAACCGGGCGACCATTCAATCGCTACTCGGTGGGAGTAATAAGTTTCCCCTTCGGGGTTAATAATGTCAAACCCTTCCATGTTTCCGTCGTCGTACATAACGATATCAAACATTTCTTTCTCCGAACACTACGGTAGGATTCCATTCATTATTAAGATACCACAGGCCCAAACGTAGACTAAAAGTATCAGGTAGGTTGGCGGGATGAAGATGGCCGAACTCCTTTGTCCAGTGGAACTTAGCTGCACCGTCGGAATTGAAAGTCTGGTGACAGACATTACAGTGTGCTCGGGCTAGTCCCGTCCAGATTGCACAGCATTTGTTGCAATGTACCCACTCCGTAGGGTTGTAACCTAAGCGTTCAATCTCGGTACACACTGGACAACTGCCGCCGTGCTCCATAGACTAAGATACTAAACGAGGAGATACTTCCGTGTCAAGTACCAACTTAGTAAACCCCTACCGGCAGGCCAGGCAGCTTCTCACGCTGAGTCAGCAAGAGGTCGCCGACGGCGCCGGGGTGTCAGTTTCATGTGTCAGGTACAACGAGCAGGGATTATTTCTCCACCCGATTCCAAAACTTACCGATTACTTTTCAAGACTGTTTCACAAGGAAGCGCTACTGAGAAATTACTACAGGTTCCAAAGAAGGATCAGACAAGAGAACAAAAAGCTCTGGTTGCTTCCCGAACCGAATGTTTTCACAGAGCCGCTTCGTAGTACGTTTAGATTCAACGGGATTGGTGTGACGAGATTCTGTAAACAATATTGTTGCCAGTCAGTGTTGCTGTACCAACCAAAGAGAATCTTGAATACTGATCTGTACAAGATTCTTAACCAATCAGGTTTTACACCAGTTCAGTTGCACGAACTTCACGACAGATTGCAGGAGTATTACGATGCTCGATCAAACCGCGCTGAAAATAATCACGCTGATGGAGCAGAAGTATTTCGAGACAGGGGAGATACCGACAGTCGCTTTAACTTCAGATTTGCTGGGCCTGGCCCCGAAAACCGTCTTGTCTTACTTGGACCAGACCGAGGTAAAGGAAACTCTGAAGCGGCGGGGAATTGAAGTCTTTAATACGGACGGTCTTGTCAGTATTGAGCAAGCATACTTAGTGAACTTACTTCTAGATACATTCGACAGGCGGGGTATCCGGGAGAAACTAAAGGCATTAAAAGAGGGAATGGGTATTGAAATAACTTTCGCCCAGTACAATGCTTGGATGAAAGACCCGAACTTTAAACGGTACTTGACAAAACGGGCGGAGATACAATTTGACGGATTGGAACCGATCGCTCGCAACCGGATCGTTCAAGCAGTTGAGTCAGGTAATCTCCAGGCAATTGAATACTTCTTTGAAATCACTGGGGTTTACAACCGCCGCAGGGAAGAAGTCCTAGACTTGAGAAGAATTCTCGCTCAGATCATTGATATCCTGTCTCGACACGTCGATCCCGAGAAACTCATCTTGATTGCTAATGAACTTGAAATGATCGGCGTCGGCGGCTTCAATGGCACTCGACAGCTTGCCCCTGTAGTAGAAACGACTGCGAGCGAGAGTGCCGACTTCAATAATTTCTAACGTAGTGAAGGGACAAGACGGAACTCCACTTGTTGGAGTCCCCGTTATAATTGATCTTGTTCCCGGGCCGGCCTTTAGGATGAACGACGGAAGTGAAATCCTGCCGCTGGTTGAAACTGAAACGGATGCAACTGGAACCTGGTCGGTTCCTTTGGAACAGAATACGAACATCGACCCAAGTACGAGTTACTACAGGTGCCGTGAATACGTTCCACGAGTAAAAGGTGGGCAGAGAGTTTGGTACTTCATTGCACCGAGTGTGTCACCAAGCAAGTTGCATGATTGCCTCACCGGCGCAAGCGTAGCGAATAGTTTGATCCGCCCTGTAGTAGTTACTTCTACAACGCATCCCGTGACTCCTTTTGTTGGGATGCAAATCTTTGAAAGTGATACAGGTCGTGTACTTTATTACTACGGATCAACAGTCGGTTGGCAACCTGATTGGGGTTTGGCCTGGGGAGAAATTGCTGCTGTCTCAGCAGTAAGCGCAGACTTCACTACAAGCAACACAAGTTACACTCAAGTTACTGGATTGATTACTCCAACAGTTAATGCAGTAGCTGGTCGTCAATACATCACAGTCTTCTCTGCGAGTTGTCAAGTTGCAACTACTGCTCAGAATCTTTTTGTAGGTATCTACGACCAAGCTGCGGCACAATTAATGGAGAGGCAAATTACTCTCGGGTCAGTTCCGGTCACAGTTCCAGTGGAGATGTATTTCCGTGAAGGATCAATTTCGGGGTCTATCAACCGAGGAATTCGCATCGCTATGTCGAGTGGTGCAAGCGGCACTATTCAAATGGCTGCTAATCATCCTGCTGTACTTTCTATTCGTGACGTTGGTCCTCGTGCTGCCCCGGTGATTACACCATGAGTGCGCCGGGCGTAGTTACTAGTACAACTCATCCGCCTAACCCACAGTTAGGCGATTGTATTATGGAGACAGATACTGGCTACATACTTTACTGGGGCGGCCCAAATGTCGGCTGGATTCCTAGTCAAGATATTGGAGGCCGGTTACTTGGTTACGCTGAGGGCTACGCTCCAGTTTCAGTAAGTTCATTCGCCACTGTTACAGTACTGACATTAACTCTTGCGCCACAAACTGTACGCGGCAGAAATCTTCTCTGGATAGCAAACTACCCTCTTGGTAAAACTACCGGCTCAGCCGGTACTGGCTTCTTGGCGGATATTAACGACAATGTCCTTTCTGATCGAGTTTTTAATAACGGTCTTTCAAACTCGATTGAATCTGCTTTTACAATTCTCTATCGAGAAAGTATTTCGCTCACCCAACAAATAAACGTCGGGAAGAAATTGAAACTCACCGGCAATAATGCTTGGATGAATCAATCCAGCATTCCAAACAGGAAATATTACCTGTTCTGTTTTGATGAGGGATCAATTGTTGCACCAGCTTCTCCACCTGTGCCCCCTGTAGGCGCTTTGTGGAATATCGCTCTTTGGGACGCTACACAATCGAAGTGGGGATAAATGACTAAGACCGCCGATGTTGTTTCTGCCAGTCAGATTGTTGCAGCGTGGGGAAATGAAATCCGTGATAGAACTATTCAGTTGTATGGTTCAATGGCGGAAGTTGTTTCTTCCAATCCTACGCCGGTCAAAGGTCTTATCGCCTACATTATGTCGGGTGATGCGGCCGAAGGTCTTTACGTCTATAACGGTGTAAACTGGCGTCCGCCGTGGAATCAACCGTGGGGAGTTATTGGTAGAGCTACAGTTAACAGTGGCGGAACTACTGGACCGTTTACTTCTAACGTAGATGTTGCTGGCCTATCTATTACTTTCACAGCAGTAGCGAATCGTCTTTACAAAGCTACCAGCTACATTCAAGCTCCCGCAGCCCAATATGGTTCTGGAAATACTCAGCCTGGATACGAAACATTTATTTGTGTTGACGGTGCTTTAACTGCTGGCAACCATGTTTCACACGGTGATTACAACGCTGGTGGTGCTCCAACTCTTACACAAACTATCGGCGTAGCTGATTGTCATGTGTATCATACAACTCTTTCTGCTGGAACGCATACGATCAAAGTTCAGATGGGTCCGTTTGCTAGTACCATCAACTGTTACTATACAGCAAACTCTCAGTATCCCAATCAACTACTCATCGAAGATGTTGGACCGATGGGAGTACCAACATGAGACTTTTCCGTAGAACTCACGATGACGAAGAACTCGGAGATGATGGAGCGATTCACGAACTCGCTTTGATCAATCCCAAGCGTCTTGCATTGCTCCGAGAGATATTCGGTGATCCTGACCCGGGAAAGGATCAAATTGACGTATAGGGTTTTAACCGATCTTGCTGACGTTTTGAGAGCAGGCGGGTGCAACGTCATTGAATATTCCGGTTGGCAGTCTCGTGGCCGTCCTACTTCAACTGGAGATTTTGACCCTTCAGGCGTTCTATGTCATCATACTGCAAGCCCGGATTCTTGGTCAGATCAACAAGACATTGATTGTATCCTTGCCGGAAACTCGTCCGCTCCCGGTCCAATTTCCCAACTCTATCAATCACGATTCTCACCGTGGCCGATCTATGTCTTGGCAGCAGGTCGTGCGAATCACGGAGGAAAAGGAAGAATCCCTGGACAGCAATGCGACGATATGAATGCCCGACTACTCGGAATCGAGGCCGGACAATCTGGTTCAACTTATTGGCCCGATGGAATGGTCGACAACTATGCGAAAGTTGTTAGTGCTCTTATTCGAGGATACAACTGGGGACTCAATATGGTCCTGTTGCACTCCGTTACCGGACCACCCTGCGGAAATTACAAGATTGATCCCTCTGGACCGTGGAAACAAGAGCCAGGACTTCCCCTTAATGATCCAGGAAACTCTTCCTGGGATTTGGCCACCTGGCAACAGTTCGTTGGAAATCAAAGTTCGACCGGCCCAACTCCACCCCCTGTAGTAACACCGACTGGAGATGATGTGGCAAAGTGTATAATTCATGTTGATGAAACTCAGCCCGCCGGTTCGGCTGAGTACTTCCGATATAATGCAGTTTGGAATTGGTCTGGACCGTGGCGTTATAATTTGCCGAGTGAATTGGCGGTCAAACAGGCTGTTTATGAGAATACGGGAGATGGTACCGTGTTCAACTCTGTACTTGGAGATATTATTCGAAATCCGGCCTGGGTGCAGCCAGTTGGAGTGCTTGATGGGTACGGTGCCGTAGCGGGACATGATCCAGGGGACGTGTGAATAAAACTAAACAAACTGCATACTTAATTTTGATTGGAGCAGTTGTTTTTGGGCTGTCCATTGTGGTATATGTACGTCATCGTAGCTGGGACGATAACATTCTTGCAACTGTTGGATTACTGGGCGGGTTAGCAATTATTATCAACTCTCTACCAACAAACGGCAATGGCAAGAAGTAGAACGACATACAAAACTCCAACTGATGCTTTTACAGCCTTGACTACAGGGCTGCGGCAAGCTGCTGTGCGGCCGACAATTTATGGATACCGGCCAATGGAAAAGCAGATTTCTTTCCATTCGTCTGGTGCTAAGGGAAGACTCTTCCTAGGAGGTAACCGAAGTGGAAAAACTGTGGGCGGAGCAACTGAAGCTTGTATGTGGCTCATGGGAAAACACAAATACCTCAGAACTCCGCCGCCGCCAGTTCGAGGTCGGTGTGTTAGTGTTGATTTCATTAACGGAGTTGAGAAAATCGTTCGTCCGGAAATTGCGAAATGGATGCCCCTTTCTGAACTTAAAGGAGGTTCATGGGAAACTGCTTATGACAAGGAGTTGCGAACGCTGTACTTGGAAAATGGGTCATTCATCGAGTTTATGTCCTATGATCAGCAACTCGAAAAGTTTGCAGGAACTTCTCGACATTTTATTTGGTTCGACGAAGAGCCGCCTCACTCAATCTTCAACGAATGCTTGCTCCGACTTGTTGACGTCGGAGGACACTGGTGGATAACTATGACTCCTGTAAATGGGATGACATGGGTTTACGACACCGTTTATATTGCGGCCCGGACCAATCCTACCCTGTTTGTTGTCGAGACAGGAATTGATGACAATATAAATCTGTCGGTTAGCGAGATTGATCAGGTAATCTCATTGATGCCGACAGATGAAAAGGAAGCCCGTCGATTCGGCAAGTTCATGGCTATTGGAGGTTTGATCTATAAAGACTTCACTATGGAACACGTCCTACCCCCTGTAGTAGATAGTGTCTACTGGCCGAACATGCAGAAGGAGTGGACGCATTTCCGAATGATGGACCATGGATTCAATAATCCAACGGCTTGGCTTTTTGGCTGTGCCGACACCGATGGTCGAATAATGATATACGATGAAATCTATGTGGACCATTTGGTGGTGAAAGATGTCGCAAGACTCGTCCATCTTAAACAGCGTGATTTGGGAATTCAATCAGCTTATTCTGTGGGGGACCCGAGCATTATTAACTCTGATCCCATTACTGGTACGTCTGTGCATATTGAGTATGCTAATTGTGGCGTCAACATTGCTCCTGGAAATAATGATGTTGACGCTGGGATTAACTTGGTCGCACAAAGACTCCGAGAAAAACTCCTCTTTGTCACTCGCAATTGCGAGAACACGATCAAAGAATTTTCAAAGTATCGATGGGCCACCTGGGCAACTGCCAAAACCAGGGACGATAAGAATGCAAAGGAGGAACCTCACAAGAAAGATGATCATGCAATGGATGCACTTCGTTATGGAGTGGCATCTAGGCCGGTGATGGAAGGTAAAGTGCTTGAACGAAGTCCGATACCAGAGACATTCCCGGCCTCTGTCGCACGAATAAAAGAAGCGGATTTGGACCAGCATTGGTTACAACCGGAGAACGAAGAGACTGAGCCGGATTTCAACCTAGGAGATGAATGGTAATGGTCCGATTGGAAATCCAAGACGAGGCAGGCGAAGTTGTTAATGCCTATAATCTTGATGTGAGTCCTGGTGCTCAGGTTCTGATTTCAGGATTTCATGGCACGGCTTCTTATGAAGTAACTGAATTTGATCGGGTACTTACGGTTAAATTCACTGGAGTTACTTCTGTTGAAGATGCTCCGAAGGAACTTAAGCCTGATCCTCAGACAACCGAAGATGGTGTGAAGGAATCTGACGCTGAAGCTTTGAATCGTCAGATGGCTGAGGAAGATGCAAAGAAGAACGATGCAAAGAAGGCGAAGGACAAGCCCAAGGCTGAAAAGCCTGTGCCGGAACCAGCGAAGGCTGCTAGCAAATCGTGACGTATCTTCGGATTGTCGATCCAGATACTGGAGAGGTAGGACTTTCCTACCAGTTCGATCCACAACCACAAGGCGCAGCTATTGTTGTTAACTGCTTTCACGGTTCGTCTGTGGTGCATGTTGATGCAAACGATGATGAGGTTTTTCTCTATTTCGTAAAGGTAGATAATTTCCAAACAGGAACTGCTCCTACGAGCATTGAGCCATTGGTGGCGCCTAACCTATGAAGGTTGTAACTCACGCACAGTTTGTGCCGGGAGTCTGTTTGATTTGCGGCGGATCAGACTCAGATCGAGAGTGGTTCCTCGATATTGAGAAATCAGCAGAGTTCTGGGGTAACATTTACTTCTGTGATCTTTGCTGCGGAACAATGGTATATTTGTTTCGATGCGGAGATGTGTCGGCTTACCACGCCAGGATATATCAACTGGAAAGCATTGGAACAGAACTTTTTGAAAGGCTGAAGATTCATGAGTCCGCTTTGGCCGCTCTTGATGATGTTCCTCGTCACAATTCTGACGAGTTCGCTTCTATTCTGGTCCATCAAAACCCTGCTCCACCAGAACCAGAACTTGGAGTCTCGGTACAACCAGCAGGTGCAAGACTTGTTGAATCGTCTGATGACGAAGGAATGGCAGAGCTATCAAGCTTTAACTTCGTCAAGACTAAGCCCGATACAAACACTGGATGGTGAAGGTGTTGGGCTGTCGGATGATAACGAATTAAAGAAACTTGCCGAGATTCTTGGTGAGAATTATCCTGTGGGAGATATTCTGGTAGAAACGGGTTTGGATGAGTATGACCGACACGAGCTTGGACTCGACCTACCCTAACGGGCCGGATCAGTCTCAACAGCTCGCAAAATCAGCAGCCGGTAAGGCAGAACTCAATCAACTCGTTGCTTGGGCAGAAACTATCTTTGCCCGAGCAAAGCGAATGCGTGAACCGTTTGAACGCCAATGGTACATGAACCTAGCGTTTTATTTCGGCCGCCAGTACGTTGCTTGGTTGAATCCAGTCTCTACTACAGGGCAGAACATTGCAAGACTTTACGAACCGGCGGCTCCTAATTGGAGAGTAAGACTTGTCTCGAACAAGTGCCGTCCGCTCATCCGTAATGAAGTATCTAAACTTACGAAAGAAGAACCTCAGAGTTTTGTCCGTCCTCGGGGATCGGACGACGATGATTTGCAGGCGGCTCGTGCGGCGGAAATGATTTCCGAGTATGAGATGGATGAACTCCATTACAACAGAGTTCTCCGCCGAAGTGTTTTCTGGATGTGTTTGCTCGGGACAGCTTTCATCAAAGATTCGTACGATCCGAACTTATTGGATCCTTCTGGAGTGCCGGGGCGGATCGTACTGGAACCTGTGAATGCGTTTCATATCTATACGATTGAACCGCAAGAGGAAGACCTCGAACTCCAGCCTGTAGTAATCCACGCGATGGCGAAATCTCGTGATTGGATTATGGATACCTTCGGAGTGGATATTACTCCTGACACGAATGTGTCAGCTTCTCTGTTAGAGCAACGTTTTCTGAACTCCATTGGAGTATCTCAACAAACACCAGATCAGTATGTAATGGTCAAAGAAATGTGGATCAAACCGTGCCGGAAGTATCCGGAAGGTGGTGTACTCACATATGCGAACAATCAGTTTCTCCAAGAAGTTAAAGGTTGGCCTTACTCTCACAACGAATATCCGTTCTCTAAGCTTGACCATATTCAGACGGGAAGGTTCTGGGCGGATTCAACTTTGGTCGATATTATTCCCCTCCAAAGGGAATACAACCGCACACGGTCACAGATCATTGAAGCCAAGAATCGAATGTCAAAGCCTCAACTCGTTGCCGTTCGAGGCTCAATTGATGCTCGTAAGGTTACATCCGAACCTGGCCTCATTATTCAATATCAGCCTGGATTTCAAAAGCCCGAACCTCTGCCTCTACAAGCTCTGCCCACCTACGTCATTCAAGAGATAGATCGGGTACAGAAAGATATAGATGATATTTCGGGACAATATGAGATCGCGAAGGGTCGCACGCCGCCGGGCGTTACAGCGGCTTCAGCAATTGCATATCTCCAAGAAGAAAATGACTCGAAACTTTCTGCTACCACGGCGAGTATTGAAGAATCGACGGAAAAAGTAGGGCGGCATGTTCTTTTCCACGTTCATGAAAATTGGGACCAACCACGTATCGTTCGAGTTCTTGGTGTCAATCAAACGTACGAAGTTGAAGAATTCACTAGTGAATCCATCAACGGAAATGTCGACTATTCTGTTGAACCAGGAAGTGCAGCGCCCCGCAGTCGTGCGGCTCGACAAGCAATGCTTGTTGAACTAGGAACTCGTGGATGGATTACTCCTCCGCAAGTTTTGAAGTACATGCATCTTGTTGAAACAGATCGTATGTACGATGAAACTCTTGCCGACGATCGTCAAGTCTCTCGTGAGAATGACAAGATGATGGAAGGGGGAGAAGCTGATATGACTCTGGAACCAAACGAAGCCGGAGAAATGCAGTTTGCTCAAGTTCCGCCGCAGCCATTCCCAATCAATGAGTGGGATAACGACATTGCTCATATTACTGGACACGAAGCATATATGAAAACTCAGCAATATGAATTGGCGCAGCCGCCACAAAAGCAAATGTTGCTTGAACACTTGATGGCACAT